TTCACAACAGGTACTGATCCTATATTAAATATCCACACAGGCACAGCTCTTAATCTTAATGATGATGCTTTATCTCCTACACAAAATTTAGGTTTTGACTTTACTTACTATGGTAATACGTATAGTCAAGCTAAAGTAGCCATGAATGGCTTTATAACTTTTAATCCTAACTTTAATGTGTATAACCAAAGAAACTATTTATCTGAAACTTTACCTGCGTCTGGTTTTGATTTTACTATATTTGCTCTATGGTCTGATTTTATTGACAAAAATAATAACAACGGCTCTCCCTACGTAGGCACTTATGGTGATGTGGGTTCTAGGTATTGGGTTGCAGGTTGGTATGATGTTAATGAATATAGAAATAATAATTTAAGTTCTTTTGAAGCTATACTATACGAGACTACAAATGTCATAGAGTTTAGATATGATAAAATAAATGTATCAAATCATGACATAACTATAGGAGTGCAAGGCAACAACGAAGCTGTAACATATTTACGTTATGAAGATACTAATTCTACAAATTATGCACGCACAGATAAATGGTCTATTAGCACAAAATTAGATGAGTCTTATTCTAATCTATCGTCAGAATGTCTTACAGACTCAAATTTTTCTGCTTTATGTAATGTTTACGATCTAGGAAACGATACAGAAGAAGATGATATATTTGATTTTATTGATGATTTAATTGAGAGCAATCAAGATTATGGCATTGAAGAAGATTTGCATTTAGGTTTTACAACAGAGATTAATTACGAGACTGGCGAGGGCTTGGCAATAATTGATTATAGCATAGAAGATGTTTTTTTAGATAATGAACTTTTAACAATTATAGAAGATGAGGAATTTCACAATGAAGATAATTTCGATTTTGAGTATGTTGATGATGATTATTTTGATACTATGGGTAATGACAATGAGACGTTAGAAATACTTGATATTACTAATGTTTTGCCTGAAATTTATCCTGAAGATAATTTTTTAGAAATAGCACAGATTATTAATATTGAGTTAGAAGATAGAGAAGAAGAACAATTTTTTGAACAACCTAATGAGGAAGAAAATGAATTATGGCAAGAAAATAGTGAAGAAGAAAGTCAAGAAGAAGAACAAGAAGAAAGACAAGAAGAAAGTCAAATACTAGAAGAAGAAGTTTCTGAACTAGAAGAAGATATTGAGCCAGATAGACCTAATAGACAAAGAAATATTGTGTCTAATAATGTTGCCTCAACCAATTCTTATGTGCAAAATTTAACGTCTAATATTATAAGCCAGTCAAATAATTCATCACAAACATCAAGCGGTAATGCAATTTCTAGTAACAGTAGTTTTTCGCAATCTGGCATAAGCAATCAAATTTCTGCCGAGCAAACACAAACCCAAAATGCCTTGCAGTCTGTTCAAACTATTGAAGTCAATCCTATTGGTAATGACGCAATGGGAGTTGCTATTGTGCAAGTACAGACTGTAACGACTGATAGCATAAGTAATGAAATTACATCAATTACAAATGAAACAATGACATCATCTGAGGCAGACCAAGTTGTAGCAAGTGTGATCCAAAGTAACATGGAAAGTTTGCAAGAGGAGATAGAAGAAAACCAAAATGAAAGTGGTGAGTATGATGTGCAAGGACAATCGAATTTAATCGCTCTAATGAATTATAAACAAGGTTGGGATAATTATTCTGCAATGAATATTCCAGACGTTGCTTTTTACGAACCTTATCAAATATATACAAATGTTGTTTTAAGTGATAATATTAATGCACATATATCAATGACAGAAGCCTCATCTATTGCAATGAATAAAATGGTGAGCAGTCAGAATTTAGATTTATTTAGGAGATACTAATGAAAAATTTAATGGATAATCTACAAAAGTATTTAGCAGTAATTGGTGTAATCGGTGCTGTTGGTGGTGGTTTCTGGAGTTTTGCAGTAGCTACAAGTGAAATAAATAATCGTTTAGATAACTTAGAAGCTGTTGAGATAACATCTGTTGATGTCTCGCCATTAGAAACAAAGATAGCCATACTTGAAGAAAAGGTATCGAAGCTAGAAAAGGCTACCGATAATAGCCGCAATCCATTATTGGGTGGCTAACACAATTTCGACATAGTTCGACAACCACAAAAAAATCGTAAAATCTAGCTATTTTTATTAAATAAAATCAAAAAAATAGTCCTCACCACAATAGGGAGGACTTGTTTTTACTGGTAATAAAAACGAGTGGAAGAATATACTGTTAAACATTGTGAGTGTTATTTGTATAATGTTCTTTCACCATATTAACAACAGCAACGTAAATCTTAGGTCTATTGATTTGTCCATTAGTTGTGGAACGAGACGTAAGAGAACCAATGAGTCAGAATCTGTAAATGAAGATTTAGAATATCTTGCTTAGACAGATAATGATGACGCTTGCTGTTGTTAAATGTAAATAAGTTTCCATAAAGATTGATATATACCTGTCAAATAAAATTACAAATTAACTTTATTAATATTGTGTATTGACCTATGTGAATAATTGAGTATAATGGGGAAAGCAAACAAAATGGAAAAAAAATGGAAAAAACTCAAACTCAGGTACAAGAAGAACTATCAATACTTTTAATGTCATATACTGATATTGATAGCTCTTATGATATAGGTAAGTCTATAGATAAAATATGCACTAATAATAAATTGTTTTACGTGAAACAGTCTTTTGAAAATTTAATATTAGATAATGATTTTAATAAATATAATGAATTATACGAAAAAAAATGGTTTAAAATTTATAGAGGACAATTATCTCATATTAAAACTTTAGGTTATTCTTGGACTACTAATAAAAAAGTTGCAAAGTTTTTTGCCAACAGACAATACAATCCTTTAATTTTAAAAGAGCAAGGTATTGAAGATAGTAAACCAATAATATTAGAATCAAAAATTAAATTTGATGATTTGTTTTTATATATAAATGACAGAAATGAAGATGAAATATTTGTACCTTTTCCAAAACAATTAAAAACAAAAATAATAGAAATTTAAAATGGAACTTAAAAACAAATTAGAAGAATACAATATAAAACATTTTTCTGCCTCGCAGTTAAACATACCGCTTAATCTATGGTGGTTTAAATATATAAAACTTACATCTGAAGAAAGAAAGAAAATTGAATTTGGTGTACCAGCTACAGCAGGAACAGCAATCCATGAGTCACTTGATATGGCTTTGCAAGAAACAAATCCGAATACCTTTGAGTACGATCAAGAAACAATAGATTTAATATTTGATGAGATTGGTAACAAGATTGATGGCCATGTTGCTGTAAACGAAAATGATGCACAAAAGATGATTGGCTGCAAAGAACACGCACCTATAACTGCACAAAAAATGCTTGATGTAACGATTGATACTTTACAAGAAAGAAAAGGTGAAAATTCTACACCAACAAAACATAAGACATTTGTTGAAGCTAATTTTGAACAACAAATATTATGGCAACCAAAAGAACTATCTGTACCGATTATTGGCTACGCTGATATGTTAATTAATAATCCCAAAACCATAATCGAGTATAAAACCTTACAGCCACGTTTAGGTGCTGTGAAGAAAGATGGGAGTAGAGGTTTCAGCGTTGCCTCTATTCCCAAGATACCAAGATTAAATTATTTAGAACAAATTACTGTGTATTGGGAAGCTATGAACAGAGAATATTATCCTATTATTATAGTAGGNAATAAAAACAAGGCGGTGGCTTTNCACCCAGATAACTGTGAAGAAATGTCCTTTGGCAATTTAGAGTTGTACTCAAGGTCAATGATTAAAAAAGCAAGGCTAAGACAATCATTAATTATGCTTGATGACCCTATTAGTGTTTTAGATACTCCAGACTTTATTGGTGATTTTTATTGGAACTTAGGTGATGAGTTAGAAAATAAGGCAAAAGATTTATGGCTAAAGTAGTAAAGCAGAGAATGTATAAAGTAAAAATTACACAAACTATTACAGTTTACAAAAGTTTTAAGGCGTGGAAGCCAGAACAAGCCCTTGAGATGGCTAAAGATGATTATTGGGATATGCCACCTATGAAAGCAAAGTATCTTGTTACACATATGCCTATGAACGCAGAAGTAGAGGAAAAATAATGACAGTTAATTTAAAATCAAAAGTATGGGAAAGAAATTATAATTTAATGGAGTTAAAGTTGGCAAAGAAATTAATAGATGGCAGAAAAAACGCCAAAGGTAAGAAATACAGTCATAGACCAAAGAGATATGAAAACTCTTTTTTTTGTGAAGAAACACGTAAACATTACAAGAAGCCTGATGAATAAAAAACAAAAGATACACGTTATGCTGCAGGAGCTATATGAAAAACATTGTGGTTTTGATTGGGATATTTATTGGTCAGAATTTGAAAAAAGAATGGAACATAACTGGGGTGGTAGATGGAAAGCTATTGGCAAAGATAAATATTCAAAAACATTAACGCAAATAAAAAATGGAGAGAAAGATGACTAAAAAAACTGTGTTTGAAACATTAAGCACCATTAAGATTAACAAGAAAGATATAGATAAAAAAGGTCAGTTTAATTATATATCGTGGGCTACTGCATGGGATCATGTAAGTAGGGCTTATCCAAATGTTACATTTACTAAGAAATTAAGTGACATACAGGGCTTTGTATCAGTTTCTATTACAATAGAAGATAGAACTCTTACAGAGGAATTTCCTATTTTAGATTATAAAAACAAACCTGTTGCACAACCTAATGCTTTTCAAATTAATACTGCTTTTCAAAGAGGTCTTGTTAAATGTTTAGGTATGTTTGGTTATGGCTTGTTTATATACAAGGGTGAGGATTTACCACCTGATAATGTTTCACATGAAACAAAACAAGAACTACCAAAAGATGATTATGTTGATGAAGATAGCCATGCAGATAAATTAGAAAAAGAAGGTTTTGAAATAGCTATTAACAATATTACATCAACAGAAGAATTAAATAATTGGGCTATTGATAATTCTACTAAAATAAAAGAGTCAAATCATACTGATTATGTAAGAGGAATTTTTGCGAGCAGAAAGACTGCTCTTGAAGATAGAGTTTAATTAACCATAGGAGAAAAATATGAACTCATATAATATTACTGGTAATATTGCTAACGATCCAGAACTAAAAAATGTTGGCGAAACATCTGTATTAAATTTTACAGTTGCTTCAAACATTAACAAAGAAACAGTTATTTATAATGATTGTGCTGTTTGGGGTAAGTATGGTGAAAGTTTATCTTGGTTAAGTAAAGGTATGCCAGTAACTGTATTTGGTAAAATCTCAGGTATAAATTCTTACGTTAAAAAAGATGGTGATGCTAATGCTACGTTAAAAGTAGAAATTGGTAATGTAGTGTCTCATGCAAAAAAAGACCAACAATCTGCTGCACCATCAAGCGTTGAGCCAAATGACGACATTCCTTTTTAAATGGAAGAAGATTTAGTTAATAATCCACCTCATTATCAAGGCGATAAGTTAGAGGCTTTAGACTCCATACGAGCCATGTTGGGAGTAAAAGGTTTTATTGCTTATTGTCTTGGTAATGCAAGTAAGTATGTGTGGAGATGTACTAAGAAAGGAAATTTTCAACAAGATTTGGAGAAAGCTAAATTCTACATAGATAGGGCAATAGAAGAAAATGGAAAAATTAAGAAATAAAAAATGTTTAGATAAAACAATAGAGCATATATGTGATGATTTCCAAATATCATACATTGATTTAATATCACGCAGAAGGGTAAAAGAGCTGTCTATAGCAAGATGGTTAATATTTAATTTACTAAAAACAAACTCAATATTAAGTTTAGTTGAGATTGGCGATAAGTATGACAAAGACCATACAAGTGTTATTCATGGCATACGAGAGATACATTTAAGAAAGCCAGAACTTGTTAGTAAATATCAATCTGTTTATGAGGATTGTAAAAGATAAAATGAATGTTTTAAGTTTATTTGATGGCATGAGCTGTGGTCAATTAGCATTAAACAAAGCTAATATTAAATATGACAAATATTATGCTAGTGAAATTGATAAATATGCTATAGATATTGCACGAAAAAATTATCCAAATACTATTCATCTTGGCGACATACAAAATGTAAAGGGTGAAGATTTTATTTATGATATTGATTTAATTTTTGGCGGCTCACCTTGTCAGTCTTTTAGTTTTGCTGGTAAAGAACAAAATTTTAACGACCCAAGAGGTAAAT